AACCTGCGGCTGTGTCGTTGGTCTCGTTATCCACGGTACCAGGGATCTGAGGTTGCGTCTGCGCTTGATAGCGAGGACGCTTGGGATGAACAGTGAACTTGAACTGATAGTTCGCAGTCATAGAGGCACCGGATTGGGCCGCCGTATTCCTATTCAGGAACTTGGCCCGGACCTTGTAGATACGGAAGTACTGCCTATTAAAGCAATTCTCATTGATGTCTGCCATCTTCTGCAAATGGACAAGACCTTGGGGCATAACCCGATTGGCCTGGTTCATGTTTGGTGGGGCAGAGTAGTTCGGGAAGAATCCCGCCTTCTGCTGGAAAAGATGGAGCATAAACTTAGGTGGAGCGACTGAGTCGGTAGTGCGACACGAAACGTTGAGCGTATACGTGACGCTGACAGGCAGATAGGAGCCGCCATCTATGATGTCTCGATTGACATTGGCCCAGTAGACATTCTGCGAGTAGTCTGCCGTGCTGAAATGGCCGGCTACGGTGGTGTCAGTGAGAGCGCCGTTGACAGTATAAATCCTGCAACCCAGCTGGGAGACACCAGTAGGGGCTGTACGCTGGCTCGTGAAGTCTGTGCAGTCCCAAAGCATGGGCTGAACATTATTGATCGTGATGGGAAGGACCGACTCCTGAAGATTCATTTGCAGTCTCCCGTGGAGCTGCTTCTTGATAGAGGCGATTTGTCGGGACTGTCGGAGATTGGTGTACGCGTTCTTGCGGACATAAGTGCGAACAGTCTTTTTCTTACGCGGGGCGACAGCAGGCCTGCGCTTGCGAAAAGTAACGCGGCGAGTCCGGCGAAAAGTTCGTCTCGCATACGGCATGCTCGGGTCGGGTGGGGCAAGTTACATATTGGGTACCTAAAAAAAATTTGGCACGACGAAACTTGCTAGAGATTTTTTGGCACAAGTTGTCTCTCCGAAAAAATCTCCAGGCCTATAAAACTTTAGGAGTCCTGGGGAGGGCTGGGACATGGTCGTGACCTGGTCGTGACCTGTACCCAATTAGTCGGATTTGGGATTCTGGAGCTCGAGGATCTCCTTGACAGTCAACTTGCGGAAGCGCTGCGCGCCGCAAGGTTCGTCCCAGATCATGTAGACGATCCAGCGGTCCATGGAGGCGAAGGCAAGGTTGGGAAGGTCGTTGGAGAAGATGTGGATGTGAGGCGGCTCCATGATGAGCTCTTGCGCCTTGCCGTACATCGGGGATTCGATCCAGCCGTTCTTGACCTCCTCGAGGGCGGAGAAGAGTTCCTGCTGCCGCTCGTCTGAGCCTCGCACCCGAGGCAGGTCGACCATGTAGGTCGTGTGAGGGCCTTTCTCGATGCATGAGGTCTTGATCTGGATGGCGGAGCCCATGGGGACACGGGCGAAGTCGTCCCGAGTGAAGCGGAGGTACTTCATGAGCTTGGATTTGCCAGCACAGCCGGATCGGTTGTACCACCAGTACATGTCACGGTCGTTGGGCTCTTCGGAGATCTTGTCCATGATGAACTTCTGGAAGGGACGGGGATTCTCCATGCACTTGAGATCGCGCCCCTCGTACGTAATGCGCTTGCGGGGCTTGTAGGACGGGTCATGCCAGGGACCAAAGTACCGAGTGTCGTCCTTCATGACGTAGAAGGCGAGGCCGCCTTGCTCGATGGATTTGTTGGATTCCGGATTGAATGTGACGTCTCTGCGGTCGAAGCCGCGGCACTCGAAGATGTGAAGCATGGTTTCGGTCATTTGACCCTCTGGGAGGATCATGCGACCTTGGAAGTGGAACTTCTCAGCGTGGTGGCCACGCTCCAGCTGGAACACCCATTGAGAAGTGAACTCTGCCATGATGGCAGCGACCTCCCGCCAATCCGGGAGAGGCTTGAAATTTTCACCGAGGGTGACAGACCAAAATTTGAGGGGCTTCCTTGACATGTTTCAGGGAAACCTTGTATTGGGCACAGCCTTGATATAGCGTACCTAATAAAATTTCGATTGGGTACAGAAGCGCTGTGTTGAGCACCTTTTGGGTACAGGCTCACAGGCGCCGTGTTGAGCACCTTTTGGGTACGACACCTAACCCTCACTCCTCAACCCTAACGGGGGTGTAAAACCTAGGGTTTAACCCTAACGGGGGTGTGAGTTACCTCACCCCTAGCCTCCGGCGGCCTGGCGGGGGCCGAAAGGTTGGTTCCCGTGGGGGAGGGTGCACAGCGGAAGCCGTACCCAATAAAAATTTCTTATGGGTACGAAAGCGCCGTGTTGAGCACCTTTTGGGTACAGAACTAAAGTAGCTTGGCTGAGCCGAAACTGTCACGCCACACGCATTTGCGCATGATTTTGACGGAAACCACCTGATTTGTATCGGCGGGGCGAGTAGAGGCGGAGCACATGGCCCACAGGGGAGTACGAGGATCGACATTAGCCAGGCCGTAAGAACCTGCGGCTGTGTCGTTGGTCTCGTTATCCACGGTACCAGGGATCTGAGGTTGCGTCTGCGCTTGATAGCGAGGACGCTTGGGATGAACAGTGAACTTGAACTGATAGTTCGCAGTCATAG